CAGCAGGCCCCGAGGGAAACGCTGTCCTGTTGTATGATCGCCTATAATGAAGAGTTCGGCATTGCCAAGACGCTGAAATGCGTTTCTGATATTGCAGACGAGATCATTGTAGGCATTGACGAGCGCACCACGGACAGCACAGAGGAAGTCTGCAAGAGATTCGGGGCAAAGACCTTTCCGATTAAATCCCCTCTTGAGCAGGGGTTTGACGAGGCCAGGAACCGCACCATTGAAAAGGCTTCGATGGATTGGATACTCTGGATAGATGCCGACGAGACTTTCGAGAATCCGCAGAATCTCCACAAATATCTGAGGCCCAACTGCTTCAACGGCTACGCCATAAAACAGCACCACTATGCTGTTGAACCGGCTGCACTCTTTCAGACCGATTTCCCGGTAAGAATCTTCAGGAACCATAAAGGTATAAGGTTCTACGGGATGGTACACGAGCACCCCGAACTTGAACTGAACAAGACAGCCGGAAAGGTCCATATCATCGAGGATGTTGCCATTATGCACACCGGGTACAGCACTGAGGCAATCAGGCGCAAGCGGTTTGAGCGTAACTGGCCGTTAATGTGTCGGGACCGCGAGAAGTACCCTGATAGAGTTCTTGGTAAATTCCTCTGGATGAGAGATCTATGCCACTACAACAGATATACATATGAGCGAACCGGGCAGATCCTCCCTGATATGTACGCCAGAGCCAAGGACGTTATAGCTAAATGGCATGAACTCATCGAGTCAGATCATATCAGAATGGTAGTCGATTCCCTGCCGTATTACACGCAGGCCGTTGAGCTTGTAACAGGAGGCAGAGGGATACAGTATACGGTTGACATGGCCGCCTCAAAACTCAATGGCGGGGCTCGGTTGCCGAAGCATCCCGTTGAGGCCATGTTTGAGAGAAAAGAAGATATCGAAAAACTAAACGCCATGTTGCTTGATTACAACACGGCAAATTTCGAGGATAGGTATTTCGCATGAGCTATGCATCATATGATGATCTTATCGTCAGGTATCCGCTGGCCTCAAAATGGGCAGAAACAGAGAGCCAGATAAACTCTTCGTTCATTCACTTTGCAGAGATTGAACTTAATGGGCTTCTTGCATCTAAGTTCACGGTACCAATGGATGCACACCCGACAATAATTGACCTGACGATAGATCTTGCTTTTGCAAGAGCAATGCTTGTGAAAGACCCCGAGAAATACGGACCGTTTCATAAGACGGTCATGGACAGGATAACCCGCATCAAGAAGGGGGAGGAGTTCATATACACCAGTTCCGGCTCTACGGTATACCCGACAGGCGGCGGAACAGACATATGGTCAACTACGATGGATTACTCCCCCGTTCATTCCATGCTTGATGCAGAATCGGCATATACAGGCGTTTCCTCGGATCGGCAGTATGACGAAGAGGTGGACAGGGAATAATGGACCATGCATCTTTCAAATTGCTCGGCTTGCCACAGGTGCAGAAGCGCATCAAGAAAGTAAAGGATGCTGTGACATACCGTAAAAAGGCGAATGCTCAAGCCCTGGCCGTAGTGGATAGGTGGGTTCAGAAGAACTTTCAGGGTGAAGGGGGAAATGTCGGCGGGTGGGCTCCCCTTCAAGCTCAGACGATCAAGGCTCGGAAAAGAAACAAAGGCAAGGTTAAGATCCTTCAGGATGTCGGCTGGCTCAGAAAGAAATGGAAGTATGATTATTCGAATACTCATGCCGCTTTGGTTTCTGGCGTGAATTACGGCAAATTCCATGACGAAGGAACGCAGCATCTCCCTGTCAGGCAGATCGTACCGAAGAAGCCGGAAATATGGCCTGAGATAGAAAAGGTCTTTGCCCTGCACTTGAGAAAGGCGATTCATCTATGATCAATTTTTCAGATATCACACAGGCTTTTGAGAATGTCCTGAAGAGTGAAACGGCAGGCTATACCATTGAGCGTTGCTCCACCAGGAACACTGACCCGAACATAGCAGCACAGGGGAACGGGCATATCAATGTGTATAAGGGCTCTATTGATCATGATGCATATACGACAGGGTCAAGGCGCTGGAAAGCCATGGTTGAAACCAAGATCGAGATACAGTGCGCGGACAATGAAGGATGGCGGGCCGATGATTCGCTTGAGGACGCAGTGCAGGAAATCCTCGGCATTATAGACACCGAATCAAAGAAGGCCGCACCGTTTGAGGGTGAGGCAGGGAACGTCAACGGTTTCAGGATCGATTATGAAACGAACCAGGGCGCAGAGATGTATCATGTTGCCGCTATAATCACGGTCAGATCGGAGATAAGGACATGATGATTAGATGGATAGGCGAACAGAGGGAAGTCCCGAAGGTGGGACTGTGTACCGTTGGATCAATAAAAAATGTACCGGAAGAGATAGGCCAGGGCCTTGTAAAACAGGGCCTTGCCGTGAAAGTTAAGCAGACCACGAAAAAAGGAGAATAGATATGGCGCAAGGCAACCAGGGGCATGTAGGATTATGTTTTCAGCAGAGCATGGGAACGGAATATACTTCGTCCATGCACTATCTGCCGATACTGACAGAGTCGATGCTTGAGACTAAGCCGCGCCTTGCATCAGAGGCTATACGGTCAAGATTTGAGGCGGGGCCGAAGTACGAGGGGCTGAACGAGGTAGGAGGCGAACTGTCTTCCGAGGTCCATCCTATCCTTATCGGCATGGCGCTCAAGGCATGGTGCGGTCAGGCATCAGGATCTATCGGGACATCTGAGTACACACATACCTTTCTTCCTCTCCAGAGTGATTTCGACAGCAAGGCGGCAGTCCCCCCGATGACGGTTGAAGTCTACCGGGACACTGGTTCAGGAATGCTTTACTATGACCAGTGCCTTAACAACTTTGATCTCGAGATAGCAAACGGGGAACTGCTCAAGATGACATGGGGCTTTATCGGTTGTGCGGCAAAGAAAGCCACGAAGACAACTCCATCATACTTAACCGGCGATGAATTCCGATGGAATCAGGTATCGGTTTCACTCGGCGGCAGCGCACTTGATGAGATATCACAGCTTACCATCTCAGGCAATCTGAATCTTGAGGCAAAGGGATATCTGAACGGGAACACAACCCCGGCACGAGTACTCAGGACCGACAAGCGGACGCTTGAGATAAGCGGTACGGTTGTTCTCGACGGTGACACGCAGAAAGATATTGCAAGGGCTCAGACCTCACAGCGTATGGTTGTGACCGTGACAGGCCAGGAAGTGTCAAGCGGGTATAATGCAATGCTGGAAGTCGATATACCGTCTTTCGTATACACCGAGTACCCTGACAATATCGGCGGTCCAGGGCTCATCGAGGTATCGTTTAAGGGTGAAGCTGATTACAACACCGGATCAGCCACAATGGTTGAATTCACCCTCGTCAATACTCAGTCGATCTATTAGGGGGATGCATGGATATACTTATCGGTTGGCAGCCGTATGAGACAGAGTTCAAGGGTGCAAGGGTTACGATGGAACTCTTGCCGTTGAAGGTTGATGGGTACAGGTTCCTCATGCCATACATGAAGCAATTTGATGAAACACAGAAGGACGAGGCGGCGATCAATTCTCTTGAAATGCAGTCAGGCGCCATATCTATCTTTGAGAATAATGTAAAAAACATTACAGGGTTGACCGTAAATGGTGGACCCGTAACTCCTGAGTTGCTATCCAAAGAAGTCAAATTGTCACATTTGGCCGCTGATATTCTTGGTGAACTGGTGACGAGAACCATTATCGAGGACGAACAAATAAAAAACTCCGAAAGGCTGTCCGAGAATTCGATACAGGAACCAGAAATACAAAATACCTCGGACAGCGAATAAAAGGACGTGAGGCAGTAGAGTGGATATGGCTTTTCAGGCAGTGTCACGAATGGAGATTCGACGGAGGCATAGCAGGATCAGGAAAGAAGAAAATAAAGACAGGCTACTACTCAAGAATTGAGTGGCCTTCCATTGGGGGCATCATGAATCAATTCGCGTTTGTGGTTGATATTTTCAGCATCATTAAAGACGAGGAAGCGCGAATTCTCGCATCAAGGATAAAATAATGTCAGAAAAACTAGAGTTTGTTATCCTTGCAAAAGATCAGTTTACCGGGGCGTTCGGGAAACTCAAGAGCCACCTTCCAAGCATCAAACAGCTTGCGCTCGGTGCATCGGCAGGAGTTACGGCATTAAGCGCCTCTATCTATGCGATAACCAAGAGTACGGCTGAGTCATACGACAAGGTCCAGAAGTTTTCTGACCAGTTAGGTATATCAACCGAGTTTATTTCCAAGATGGGGATGGCTGCGGAGTTTTCGGGTGTGCAATCGAACACCATGAGCAAAGCTATCCAGATGCTTCAGGTCCGCATAGGTGAAGCGGCTCAAGGCATTGGCGAGGGGAAAGACGCATTTATCAATCTTGGTATTTCCCTGAGAGATGCAAACGGACAGTTAAAGACAGCAGAACAGATCATGCCTGAACTGGCAGACGCTTTCCACAACACGGCATCGGCAACTGAACGGGCAGAGATGGCAAGCGCCATATTCGGACAGCGCGGCATGTCCATGCTCCAGGTCTTCAAGAATGGGTCTGCTGGCCTCAACGAGATGACTGCAGAGGCTGAAAAATTCGGCCTGGTGATATCTGCAAAGGCAGGGGCAAACGCTGCAGCATTTAATGATTCGCTGACAAGGGTGAAGGGATCATTGACAGGCGTTAAGAATAAACTGGCAGAAGAATTGATGCCTACATTTACAGGCGTTTTCAATAGGCTTGCCGATTACTTAGCAAATAACAGGGAAATGATTGTCGGGTGGGCATCAAAG